TCTTGCGTGTGCAGAGCGAACTTTAAAAAGCGCCCTCAAAGAGGGGAAGAAATCTAAAGTTCTATTACTAACGCATAGAATATATTTCTTTAACGTCAGTAGTGTATCTTTTAGTATCTATCGATTTATCAGAACCACCAGTAGGTAATCTAGTAGTTTCTGTGTAATCTTCATACTTACTCTTATAATTATCTAATTCTTTCTGTAGCTTGTCAAGCTTTTCATTATATTTTTTTTCTTTTTCTGAAAACTTTTTCTTAAAGTTTCTTATACTTCCTGATTCGTATACTTCCCCAAAGGTTTCATCATAATATTCTTTCCCCAGTTTAATCATCTTACGTGTGATTGAAGCCTTATTGCCTTCAAACTCGTCAAATTGATCAAGAATCTCGTCTTGTTCAGCAGGGGTGGAATCCCTTAGTAATTGCTGGAAAGCATGGACATATTTATCAATTTCCTTCGGATCGTCAGCAAACTCACGCATACGCTCAACGCCTTCATCCCAAATTCTTGCGTATTTTACATAAGGAGATTCATCTTCAATCGCGCCATCTTCAAATTTTGTGTGATCAAGTAATTCTTCGGCTTCTTCAGTTGTAAGGGAGCCAGAATCAGCATACTTTTTGATTGCCTTTTCATAAGATGCCAGCTTCTTGCGCATTTCAGTGCCCCATTTCTGGGAATCTTTATAACGCCTTTCGGCCTTCTCAAGCTCAGCTTGGTAATCTATAGATTGTTCTTTTTCTTCCCCGTCAACTTTTTTATCCTCTTCCTTAGGATCTTCAGGCTTGGTGCCTTCATTAGTATTATCAGGTTTTGAGCGTTGCTCTTCAGAAGGAAGCCTTTCATCAGTTTTTTCCTCTTCATGAAGATCATCTTCATCGAGGTTGCCATCATTTCTGTTCATGAAAATGCTGGAAATATCAACTTCTGGTTTGTTTGTATCTAATTTTTCTTCTTGCATTATTAATTGACTACCTCTGTTAAAAGCCTGCTGGAAACGTGAGAATCAAACCTGTCGCCCGAATAACTTGTAAATCCATAAAGCAAATCACCTGGCTCCATATTAAGGATTGACCCTTTAAGAATTTCTTTTGATTCATAAGGCTCCATAACATAATAATTTACAAAATTAGAAGTGCTGGTAACTAGGTTTCTTTCTATAAGTCTTTGTATAGTGATAAAAATTTCTTTATTGGTTGTATTGCAGAGCCAAATTGAATCGACAAAAGAAGAATTGTCAAAGCCATAAATCAATAACGGCGTACTATCTATATCTTTTGTCGAAACACATTTTATCTCAATATATGGACTAGCCATTTAGATTTATTCAGGCAAATCAGCAAGAATAGCCGCGATACAAGAATTAACTTCCTGGAATGTAGCCCGAATATCCGTAATAACTTTGTCAACTTCCGGTGTACGTGGGCCATTGTAAGAAAAAATGCCATTTACTTGACGAAGAACGCCTACAGGGTCATTGCTTTGGCCATTTCCTAACATGAGGATAAGATTAGCAACTTGCAAAAGACCGTCTCTACTTGGAACTATATTTGACATGATTACTCCTTTAGAATTTAAAATACATTTTAATATTATTTAACAATAAATTTATTGTCAATATAATATAGGTATATTTAATGTTAGAAACATTTTTTTGGCATTAAAATTTTTAGCTGGGTTCTAGGCTAGCTTCCAGAATTGCTATAATTTCGTTATTTTTGGCAATGCCATCATCATACGTTGCGATATCTGCATCGCATTGTGTTTTCTGAGTATTAAAGTAATCAATATTAGCCTGTTGCTGTGCAATTGCTACATCAAGATCAGACTTTTGTTGCGTTTTTTGCGCTACATTGGCTTCAAGTTCTGTGATATCTGCATTTAAGAAATCGATTAATTCTTGTGGTGTGCTCATTTTTGTCTCCTTTGGTTATACTGTTGTAAAAGTAATGTTTAAATGTTTTGGCGTCACAATTCTATTGCTTACAGAACTTGTAACCCATAACTCTATATAATCATTAGTAACTACAGGCGTTGTAGTTACTAATGAAATATTAATGTAATTGTTTGCACTTTGTGAAGACATAATAGACGTAGATATTTGAGTGCCATTTTTATATAAAGCAAATGTTAATTCATCTCCCCCTCCACCGCTATGTACAGCCGTTACAGATGCGGTGATTAAAGCTACAGATGATGTTGCACCGGTAAAGGTAATTCTGTTAGAAACTGGCGATGTAAGTTGATTTAAGTTGCTGGCGGCTGTCGTTCCATTAAGTTTTACATATGTTCCAGCCGTAACAACGGTTGTTGTAACAGCGTTGTTTTGCATCGATATAGTGCCGGAACATCGCCGTCCAAAAGTAGTTCCGGAAAATATCGTATCTCCCGTTGAGGTTATCCTTAGTCTTCCGACACTACCCGTTCTATCTGTAATTTCAAAAAAACCTGATGAGTTAGATTGAAACTCAAAAAGGCGACCACCCACTGCTGTGTTTCTTAATTCTAGCTTTGCTGAGCCGCTTGAGCTTTCAAGACAAAGACCCGTGTCTTCACCAACAGTGTTCTGGACGCCACCCAAAACATGAATTCTTCCCAACGTTGGAATTGTGCCGACACCAACATTTCCAATGCCATTTATTCTAAATAACTCATTAGAAGTAGTAGATGAAGTAGCAGCGTAAAAAACATGATTAGCTGAAGTTGAATCAACTTGGTACCTAAGAACACCGTTGTTTAACCCCCACCCATAAAATTGGTGATTGTTATTGGCGGTTTCATACAGTGCAATTTTCTTATTTACAATTGCATTTGAAAATTGCAGTGGAGCATTAGCATAAGACAACCCAATGGCAACGTTAGCACCATTACCAAGAACCAATGTATTACTAGCACTTACAATCGCATTGTACCCAATCGCTGTCGCATTTGTTAAATTGTTTACAGACGCGTCACTTCTTGACCCCAAAAAAGTGCAATTTGTGTATTGTGCATGATTATTACCAGAAAGGTAGCCAACCGCAGTATTTTCATACCCTTCTAATTGGCTGAATGCGTTTCTTCCAATCGCACAGTTTTGCCCAGATAGAATCCCTTCGTTTAATGCCCCAGCTCCAATCGCGACGTTAGATTCTCCCTGCGTTAGCATTTCTCCTGCACCTGCACCAAAACAAGAATTTCTAGTGCCCGTAGTGTTAGACGATAAAGCCAAATCTCCAACGGCAGTGTTATACAATCCTGTTGTGTTTTGTTGAAGACATTTTGCTCCAAGCGCAACGTTTGCAACGTCAATTAACAAGTTAAGATTACCTGTTGTTCTTTCTACAAAAGAAAAAGAGCCGTTTGCATTACTCCTAACTTCCCAAAGTTTGCCAGTTGTAAGTGTAGTGTTTTGTAGCTCTAACTTGCATGAAGATGAAGAGCTAATAGCCCTAATAACACTATCTTCTCCCGCAATGTTTTGCACACCGCTGACAATGTGTAATTTAGCTAAATTAGGATTAGATGTGCCTATTCCAAAATTACCACTAGTATTAAATCTAGCTACCTCTACTCCATTCATGCCAAATTTTAAAATAGTTGCAGTGCGAGTGTAAATATAAGCTTCATTTGTATTATTGTTAAGTCCAACTGAAAACAAACTAACTCCGCCAGGACTTATAAAATAAACTTCATTACTTGTTGAAGCCGAATTAGTATTGTTAAGGTTTATTCCTGAGCTAGTAGCATTACTGGTAATAGTAAACAAATTGGAAAAATTTGCCGTGCCGCTTACTGTAAGGTCTGGAATCCCTGTGCTAGAGTTTACGGAAGCAGTATATACCGTAGTTTCTGTTCCACTAGAGTTAATAGCTCGAAGCCTATACGTACCAAGTCCCGCTGTATCTGTGCTTGTACTGGTGTGACTTAATTTAAACCCGCCATTTATGCCATTTAACAAAGATAGAGCAACCGTAGATGGTGTGCCTGTCGTCGCAGATAAGGTGTTTTTTATGTTGTAGTTAACGTTTGAATTTAAACTAAAACTGAATAATTGAGTAGCACCCGTCAAAGGAAGCGTCGCAGCTAAAGAAGTGAACACGGGGCTGCCAAGGCTATTAATGCCAGTCACAGCGCCAGTTAACTCCACGGGGATAGCACCAACAGTAGAAGATATAGAGGTGTCTACGTAATTTTTGTTTGCTGCTTGTAGCCCAGTTGTCGGTGTTGGAACCTCAACATCAGATGAAAAAACTGTTGGGCCATTAAAATTAGCCTCTCCATAGAAATAGGAACCACCGCTTGTAAAGTTAAAACGATTGTTCCCGTAATCAGATTGAAAATCAGACTGACAATTAAGAACTGCGGACATAAAAACGAACTGCCCGGCAAAAGAATGAACCGCGGTACCAAGCGTCCCTCTTATCAACGCATAAGCATTAGTAGATGCGCCTGAATTATCTATTAAATTAAGGTTAAATTCACCAACGCCTGAAACATCTGTTGTGCTGCTTATATGCCTGAAACTAAAACCACCCGTTGTAGAATTCTCGAATTTTAAATCTACGAAAGACGGATTCCCGCTTGTGGCAGCCAAGCTGTTTTTGATTTTAAATGTTGTCAACGAGTTGCCAGCACGAACAAAGCTTTGGGTGTTAGACGCCATATTTATAGTGTCAGATAATGTCGTATTAATTGTTGTCGCACCAGTTCCGGTAACGGCACCTGTCAAAGTTGTGGGGTCAGTTGCTACCGCATTGGCTACATAAGTTTCCATGTATCCAAGACTAACTGCATGGTATGGTTCGACAGGGTCAAGAATCTGAATTGTGGAATTGAAAAAAGTAGGAGCGTTAAAGGAGCAAGCGCCTGATCCACCTAGATTAAAAATATTATCTGCTTGAAAATATGTATCACCATGGAATACAACTTGGGAAACACCGCTGCCTGGGTTTATAGATGCTGTAAAAACGTCTCCCGTGGTACCTACACTATTAACCAACTTAAGCTTTAGTGTCCCGATTCCGGCTGTATCCGTCGTGGAACTAGTATGAACAAATTTATACCCACCTGTTGTTGAGTTTACAAAGTTAAGAGCAACTGTAGATGGAGTGCCAACTGCGGCAGCGTACGTGTTCTTCAAATTAAAATTAGCTGTATGGTTTCCATTATACTCAAAGGTTTGACTTGTACCAGCTACATCAATAATGGTTGGAATAGAAAAGGATGAAACAGATAAATTACCATTAACAGTAACATCATTATTAAATGTCACGTTCCCTGTAGATCCTATCGAAAAAATATCTGTTTCTGTTTCACTACCATTATTAATGAACCGACAAAGCTTATACGTGCCAGGAGATGATGAAGGAACAGCATTATAAGGTGTAGCATGCTTCCAGCGGAAACCTCCCTCATAGATATTTCGGCTTTCAAAAGTGATATTGTTATTGGCTCCCCCAGAAACGGGTAAGAAAGTATTTTTTAACTCAAATTTTGAGGCTGTCTGATCAAGTTTAAATGTTTGTGATCCGCCGGGGACATCTAATGATACGCCAATTCTCTCCGCTGTTAATTGCAAACCCGCCATTTAACGTGTTCCTCCTCCTAATAATTGCCATATAAATAAGAAATTCAATCCATCCAGTTGTTTTGATTCCATTTCAGCCCATGTCTCTGCTGAAAAAGTGGCTAGATTGGTAATGCGATAATCTCCCATGCTGACATCACCGCCAGCAGGGATATTGGTCAAAAGGCATGTGGGGCCCCTAGATGTCGTGATAACCCCTGTGGTTGGGTCGGGAGGGCCACCAATTACGAATGTTGATAAGGTAATGCTCTTAACGTACGTATCTAAAGCCGCTATAGCAGCAAACAAAGCAACAACCTGAGATTGCAAAATAGCAACAGCGGCTAATAGACCGGTAACTTGTGCTTGTAATGCCGTTATTTCTCCTGCAATAACAATGAGTTCAGCTTGAATAGCCGCAATTTCTCCTTCAATGGCTAAGATGTCTGCTTCAACTACAGTTACGCGTTCTTCTAATTCCGTAACGCGCGTTTCAAGGTTGCTAACTCTATTCTCTAAATCTGTCAAATCATTGGTTTCAACAGGACGGTTAGCTGCGTCACCTCTCCATATCTTCTTGAGCGTGAGGTTAGTTAAGTTGTCTATGGGTAATTCTGTAATTTCTACAGGCCTGTCATCGCCGAAATTTAAAGGGTCTTCTAATATAGTAACGTTCTTGCCTACCCACAATTTCCCCACTGTCAAGTCAGGCAAGTTACAACGTTGCAAATGTAAGGTGGTCGTTGGGGCAGCCAAAGTCAAAGGATTGATAGATCCTGTGTATAAATTGTAGACTCCTTTTAGTTTGGTTGTGTCAGCGGTTAAAAATGAAGGGAGATTATCTAGCTCTATTCTGCTTTTTTCAGCAGGCTTATTATCATCATCACCTATCCATAGCTTGCCTTTTGATAAGAAAGCAGACATATAATCTGTTCCAGGGATGGCAGTCGCTATAACACCTTTGGAATGCTTTAAAATTCCATCTTCAAGTTCATCTAAAGCTTGTGCATAGGGGAGAATATCGTTTTTTGTCTGAAGAATGAATGGGGAAGGGATTGCTTTATCAAGAATTGTCCTAAGCTCTACAATATCAAGCCTCATGTCAATAATGACAGGGCTCGCAAACGATCTATTATTTATATCCCCGATAAACGCATAATCTTCTTGAAGAGATAGACTCCCATTAATAGGCGAGATAAATAAGTCGAAAAGCCCGGGTTGATATTTCATGCCAAGAAATGCCCCGTGAAGTTAGCAATATTATTTTGATCGAACGAAAACCAACTTTCAGCAGTATTAGTTAAATACTCAAAATAATCGGGGTCTGTATTATCTAATTCTGTGTTCTGTGCTTCATCTAGCACAGGACGAGTCATATAATAATATACATTACTTAGGCTATATTGAGATTCTATAAATAAACCATCATGAACAGCTTCAGAATTTCCTTCTAATGCCGAATCAAAAGCAGCAATAAGAGTTTTAACGGTATTTTCATAAGGGAAGGGCGTACCCGGGTCGTTTTCTTCTAAACCTAATTCTGGCTTTTGCCCACATCCTATTGTTAAAACACAAAATCTTTTTGATATTGGCTTTATTTGCTTGGCAAAAGATAACCCCAAACGACTAGGATTATTTTGGAAAACACCACCATCTAAATATGTGTGGCCGCCAAAAACATGAGGCGGTAAGTAAAAATGGGCAGCGGACGTCGCTAAAGCTACATTTTTAATCAATTCATCCTTACCCGTAAACCCGGGAGCATCTATATTTGAGAATAAGATATAAGAATTTGTATCGGATTGATAAGCTGGGATAAGTACATTGGTTTTCAAGTCTCGAAGCTTGGCATTGCCAAATATAGTATCAAGAGCGGATCTTAACCTTGCTCCACCATAATTGCTAGTTACAGGGTTAACAGCATTATAAAACTGGTCATTTTGCCCTAATATGATAACTTTTTGCGCTGAGTTTGGCCGATTGGAAGGCAGGGAAGCGTTTATGGAACCGCTCGCAACATCACCCGCCGTTCTGATAGTAAAAATCCATGGGCTTTGTTCTATATAAAAATTATATATGATATCAGGCGTTAAACCAAAAGCATAAGCAAGGGCATTCAGACCGCCAACAGATGTTCCGGCGATACAATTAAAGTATTTCCATATTTCATCTTGAGGAATTCCTGCTTGTTGGAAAAAAAGCTTTACGGAATGATTTTGCATAAAGCCACGAGTCCCACCACCAGGTAAGCTAAGAACTCTCGCTGTATTTAAATCAGGCACTTATATGGCTCCAAGGCTAACAGGGTTCATTGCCCCCACATTCTCATTGGAGGAGGCTTGGAGTTGCATTTGGCCATTGCCTTGTGCTTGTTGCTCCATGGCCATTTGCCTTTGTTGTATTTGTTGCATTGAATTAGCTATTTTCTCCCAATCCCTAAATCTCAAAAGTTTCAAGAGCTCGGGGTTTTGCATAATCATCATGCCTTGTGGATTGTTTAACAAAGCTTCCAGTGTTGCTTGCTGCTCTTCAGGCGAGCTGTCATAGTCTGGTACCTGTTCTATGTAAACATCGACAGGAAGGGTTCTAACGTCATTGAAGATAACCTTTTCACCGTCAATTTCCCTTACAAGGTTAAGTACCAGCGATTGAGTCTCATCATCATCAAGGATTTTAGCAAATAGGTTTTCACTGTCGCCTCCTTGTATAATATTCAGAAGCATCTTTCCTTCACGTTTTTTAACGATAGAGTTCCCATCAAATCCAGATGCTAGGTTCTTTGACGTACCAATCTGCCGTTGTTTAATAGCAACTCCACTCGTAGCGTTGGTAGGTTCACCCAAAGAATCACTAAATAACCCGCTAACTTGCTGAAGCTCATGGTCATTTCTCTCAGCAGCCCGCATATGACTTGCAGCCATATCTATATTTGGGATGATATCAACAGTCGAACCTTTGCTTTTAAAGAGAATTCCATCAGGGCGCGTTAATTCATTCCTAATGTCTTCCATACTTTGGCCTTGGTAAGCCTCACCATCAATTACAGCGCGAACAGAATTAAGCGCATGAAGCTCCTTGGCTTTTCTATAATTTATTTCTCTTTGCAGGTCTTTTAATCCTTCAATCCATCCTACAGGGATAGAATCAGAAGACCTTCTATCCCATACACGAGGGAAATAACTGAAATCTTCCATGTTTGGAATATTAGGATATAAAGGTGAATGGTCAAGAAGGAGGTTCTCATAAATAACCGTCCTCATGATTTGAGTGCCCATTTCCTCATCAATATCATTAGGAGAATTTGCTAACTTTTCCGCTTTCTCCTCATCAAACGTTGAAAAATATTGCCCTGACTTACCTATTCCACAATAATATTTTTTTGCTTCCCTATATTGCACTTCAATAACAGGATAGCGGTTCCCTAAACCAAGGTTTTCCATGACAGTAGACAGCCAAGCAGATTGCCGATTATATAGTTCTGATGAAAACCCTGAGTTTCCGATCACAACTGACTGTTGCGGGTTAATTTCTTCAAATCTCTTTTTATACTGAGGCCAAAGCATGTTTAATTGATCATTGGAAAGGAAACGCATGTTGGCAATAGATTGCTGATTGGTTAGCTGTGGAGAAAAGTCATCAGCGTCATAAACCATATTAAGGGAGTTGATGTAATCATAATATGTTACCCCCTTATAACTATAAAGATGCGTCCATCCTATGCCACCCTTAAGCATATCTTTAAAAGCTAATGACCCTTTGTAAGGGAAATCCTGATTTTCTTGCACGTAAAAACCAAAGTGCGTTAAAGCCTTTGCAAGCAATTCTTCTTCTTCGTTATTAGAATGACTGCGGTAAGCAAACTTTGTGCGCGTATTAACCTCTAACCCACAGATTTGATTGACCATGGGCTTGATTTTATTCAATACAACAATGTCTTGCCCTCTTGCTTTTAACTTATTAACGATAGTTAGTGGCCACTGATTCTTCCCATCATGAAACGCATTGTTTTCAATACATTCATTGCGCCAGTCAACATATAAAGGATTCAGCGCCATCCTTTGGAAATCATCACGTGCCTTATTAAAAACTTTTTGCTTATATTCTGACAATTCTTGCATTTAAAACCTTACGAAAGCTCCTTGGGAAAGTGTTTGGCTAGGAACTTTCCAGTTGTCCATCAAACTCTTCTTGACTCTAGCTATAGGGATTCCTGTTACAACCCCATAACGCATAGCGTCCATTAAATGATCGTTACCTTTTTTTATCTTACCTTCTTTATCTCTAATATACATCCTCTTTTCTGTCATTAACTTAGTTAAAGTGCTAAATACTTTAAGTTTTCCAGTCTCCATTCGTTGAAGTACAGTATAAATACCTTTCCCTACTGATTTTTTATCTGCTGGAGTCCAGTTTCTAATGCCCGATTGGGCATAAAGATCAACAAGATTAGCGCCGTCATCTTGTAACGCTCCCTCTCCGGCGCCATCGTAAGCACCCGGCATCCAGCCAGCACCTTGTCTTATAAGCTCGAATGCGTGCTTATCGGGAGTTAAATGCCCCGCTAAATATTCTCCACATAGGTAGACAACATCATTATCTTGATCATGAGCCATAAAAACAGCCGCCGTGTTATGCCAGCCAAAGTCCATTCCGAAACATCTTGGCCAATGTTCAGGTATTTCAAACGGGCTAACCAATAATTCAGAATCAAGCACAGGATAAATAAGGCCGCTTCCCATAGAAGGAATGCCTTTTGTACGCGCTTCTCTTTCATGGGGGGAGTAAGCAGATAATATTCGCGCTGATTCTTCAGGGGTAATATGGGGAGACTCTTCATGAGAAGCTAAAATATAAACTCTTGAGTTTAAAGCTTCTCCTGGTGAAACTTGTTTTGATTCTAATTCCTTGCCATTTTCGTCACAGACAATTCTTTCCATATATTGGAGCATAAAATGAGTTACCCCAAGAAGAGGAGTAAGACTAGCCGTAACCATTCCATGATGATTGGGTGAAGTAGAAACTGTTCGAGTTATAGCTTCTGAGTATATTTGGGAAGGAGGCTCCTCATCAAGGTGGATACCATCAAGTGTTTCCGCTTGCCAAGCTCCTCCTTTTTGTTCATAAGACTTAAACCTAAGCTTAGAAATGCCCCCAGAACTATGCTGAATATAATAAAGATGTTTTTGTTTATCTTGTTTAACAATTAGACTGGAATGAATGAAACCTTCTTTCCCGACATCACCAATATAATATGTCTCAAGGGATTGCGCTGTTTCAGCGTTTGTGACGCCCGCAACCCATATGTTAATTGGTCTATCATACCAATAACCATTCCACCAATCAGGATAATTCCCGGTAAGATGCATGCACCATTCAGCAGAGGTGCACAATGTCTTGCCGCATCTATTACCAGCAAAGAAGGCGCGTTCTTTAGCTATAAGACCTGTGGCATGAAAAGCTAATTGTTTATCATTAGGTTTGTAATTCTTAAAGAATATGTGATCTTGTATACTGCGATACTCTAATTCAGAATCAATATAAGAAATGATTTCTTGAGGAGATAGGTTGTATAAAGCATTTTTCATACTTTATATATGACATTGAATAAATGTTATGTAAATATTATTTAAATTATTATTTTAATTTTAAGTATTAGGGCAGGGAGATGAAAATAGAAATCTAGTGATTCCCATTAGATTTCTAGCTTTCTATGATCAACGAGGATCCCAAGGACTGTTGCCTAAATTATGTCCTTCATATAAATGAGCTCTTGCAAGAGCTTTTGCCGTATCAACGATTTTAGGGACTTCAATTTCTTTATTGTTTTCTAAATGACTTTTAAGAATCAGATAACAATACTTATCAAAAAGATATTTATGTTCTGTATTGTGCTCTGATTCTTTTTTTGACTTTTCTGCTTTTTTCAAGTCTTCATTCATTTCATAAATCCTGCCCGTAATTATATAATTTGCATATGGATCAAACTCTTCTCTATTCATCTTATTTACCTCCAGCGATAATGTCTTTGGCTTAGTATAACTATTCATATTGTAATAGTCTACAAGCGCCCTAGCTAAGTCTTCAATGGTTTTTAATCTATTTTGCTCGAATTTAATTTGCTCTTCTTCACTAACTCCCTCTTGCACACTGGGACGATTTTTAAATTTTGCAAATAAAATATCAATTTTGTTCTCTGTCATCTTTATGTCCTGCTCTTCACGCACTTGATTGCTATGATAATATTCTACAAGCTCTCTGTATAATTCTTCCATTGTCATCTTATTTACCTACCTTAACAGGACTAGCAACATTCCAATTAGCCTCTACGCACTTGAGATAGTCTTCATATACTTTAACGTGTTCCTCAATAGGTGTCTCAGCAAAGATAAGGGACTTGGTCTCTTGCTTAACATCTCCGTCAATATCCCCTGAAGCGGAAGCCTTGTCTAAAGAAGCATGAAGCTTAGCTTGTGTCTCATCAGAGAAACCAGCGCTACAGGCTTTTACCCTGTCGCTTACAACGCTGTCTTTAATATCGTGGGATGTACAAGCAGATAATATAATAGAAACAATAACAGCAGTTAAAAGCTTGAGGTTCACTGGGGTCTCCGTAATAAAATGTTAAAAGACATGTTGCTGTGTGAAATATAAAACAACATGTCTTTCAAAGAAAGTATATGTAAAAGCACATATACGGTCAAATTCTATGCTAAAAATACCTGGACCTAGAGTTTGGTAATTAACTAGATAGATTAACTTATATTATAACATAGGATAAGTAATATCAATTACTATTTCTTTTTTAATGTTACTTTATTACGTATTCCCTAATAATCATCACAAGATATAAGAATTCCTGAGAATTTTACCATTCCTTCAACAACTGTTCCGTCTGAATCCATAATTCCAACAATATGAGGCGGCTCATTTCTTACAAAAATATTTCTTATTGGAGAATAATCTAATTGACCTCCTGCAAAATCACCGTAAATGTAAACGTTTGTATCGTCAGGCATATCTAATTCTTCAAGAGTTTTGATCAGTTCTGCTTTATTCATTTTAACTCCCCATTCTTTTTAGCTCTTTTTGAGATTTATGCTTATACTGTCGTCATCTTCTTCCTCAACATAAATGCCATTAATTAAAAGAACATGACTCTCTAGCATTTTTTCATATTCTATCGTAAAATTTTCAGCATTTACTCCAATCTTCTGTTCTATCAAAGGCGGTACCATCAAATGGAATATTTTTGTACTACCTTTTTTCTTAATTGCTCCTTTAATATAAACATAATAATCATCTGGAAGTGGTGACAAAATTTTCTTTAAATCACCGATTGTAATACATTTTTGTCTTGTTTGCTCTTTACAAAATTCAACTAACTCACCATACCTGCTATCTTCTTTTGCTAACTTCATATTATTCATTGTCTTTAACTCCCCATTCTTTTCCACCAAGGTTGATTAACTTTGTCAGACAGCTTATCTATCTTCTCTGCCATTTGCTTCATGACGTCCATAACGTCTTCGGGCTTAGCGACTTCTCGCTTACCGACAAGAACGTCACGTGAAGCATCGAGCAAAGCTTTATCTATCCATTCGTTAAGACTCTTTTGTTGACGCTCAGCGGCTTTTGTGACTGATATTCTCGTTTCCCATGGGATAAGAATTGTCCACCTTGCAAGGTCAACTGCTGCTATTTTCTTTGGTCTTCCTTTTGTTTTTTTAGTCATACTATTTCTTCTTTCTTTTCTTCTTAAATTACTTGGAGTAATTAGATTATAACAATGTATTGGTT